CGGTGCGTTTTTCATTTCATTGTAGGCGGTTTCGCCCATTTCAACCGCCCGTTCCAACTCACCGTCCGCCAACTGTTCCTGTGTAAATTGCATTCCGTCTAACCATTCGTAACCTGTATTATCTACGGTGGTTACTGTTGCCGTCGGATAATGTTGCAACAGTTCGTCACGTTCACTATCCGTACACGCCGTATGCGTGTCGGTTAGCTCTATGACAGTGTCGTCTGTTCCTGTTATTATGCTCTTTGCAGTTATTTCATATTTGATTAACTGCAATTTGTTTCCGTCAAATCTATATTGCATATCTGCACCCCCATTATGAATATTTGTTACTAATAAATGAATTAGTCGTTCCGCCTACGTTTGTATAGTTTTTGCCTATCATAACGTTATCGGTACAACTGTTATATGCTGATGATGTCACATATATTGAATACTGCGAATCACTGTAACTATCACGTATTATAATGTTGTCTGCGACTTTGCTTCCTCCGCCACTTGTAACTAAAATTCCGTATGTTCCGGCGTCGGATATGTGACACCCTGTTACAATGTTGCATATGCCCTCAACTCGAATACCCGTTTCTTTGGCGTCCTCACTGTAACAATCCGAAACAATATTGTAGGCTGACCCCAAATGAATGTTTATATTGTTATCGGTGGCAGTCACATTATGAATAATCGAATGCCCACCGCCGCAGTTAATACCATATACTGCGTTAGACAAATCCAAATTTTCAAATTTGCAACGACTGCCGGAAGCGTAAATACAGATTGATGTACTGTTGTAGGTGTCAAATGTCATTTTTAAATTGGCGACAGTAAAATTAGGTTGCGTTGCGGCAATGCCCCATATACCCTGTTTACAATTCAATACGGTGCTGTTACCCATACCACAAATAGTAACATTCGGTTTATTTACATTTATCTGACCGCTGATGTTATATGTACCCTCTAACAATACAATTTTGCCACCAGTGGACGGTAATGCTGATATAGCATTATTAATCACTGTTTGGTCGTTCGTGCCATTACAGTAATAATCAGTCGTTAGCATATGTTTTGATGTACCACACGCTATTGTAATCGTTGTCGGCGGTGCTCCCCTGTCACTCCACATATCGCTCAGCGTTGTTGTGACTTCATCAATACCTACATAGCCATTAGATACAAAATTGGCGTCTAATTTATCGTTTGCCAACTTGTATGCCTCAACTGCTTTGTCGTAAGCAGTCTTGGTGGCTTTGGGTGTAGCCGCACAACCGTTACTTGTTGAATTACTTGAACTTACACTGTCCGACAATTTCAAATGTCCGTAATTGGTTGCGTCACCCACACCGTATGTTGTACCCGTACTTGCGTGGTTCAGCGGTGCCTTGTTGCCTATTGAATTAATACGTGCGCTCAACTGCATATCCGCCGCCTGCCGTTCTCCTGTTTCGGTGTTTATTCTGTCCGACAGTGAATCGTGTCCGTCCATTCTGTCCGAAATTTCAGTTGTCAATTTTGTTGCAATTTCATTAACCGCCTCTAAAAATGAATTTTTGTTTTTGGTTTTTAGTCCATTCAAATTGTTGATACCTGTAAACGTTTGCGCCCTGTTGTACATTGTTGTTACTGTTGCTGTGTTATATCCTACCGTCATTAATGCGACAGTTCCCTCTTCCGGTGACGTTTCAACATCTTCAACCGTCATTGTCAGTGTACCTGTTTCGGGTGAATAATATATACAAATATATTTGTCGCCGTCCTCACCTTTTCCGCAACCGAACGTTGCTGATAAATCCGCCGCCTGTATTGAATAACCGTCTAACAGGATTTTTGATTTAACCGTGTTACCCGATACTGTAACCGTGCCTGTACTGTGTCCTGCGTCGATACTGACAGCCATATCCGCCGCAGTCAATGAATATGTAACAGTATGTTTCGTTGTTTCATCAGTGCCGTACAACTCTGTCTTGTCAGCCTTTTTGCCGTCTGCCGTCTGCCTTTCGGTGATTTCACTGTCAATATTACGTTGCAGTTCATTATCCGCCGCCTGTCGTATTGTTGCCTCGTTGTTTATCCGACTGCTTAACGAACTGTCAGCACTTTCTCTCGCCGTTTTTTCGGCTGTGATTTGGTTCGCTAAACCCACATCAGCGTTGGTGCGTTGCGTGATTTCTGTGTCCAATTTGTTGGATAGTGTGTTGTGGTCGGTTTGAATTGCCGTGAAATTATCACGAACAATCTTCCACCATTTCGATAAAAACGTCTTTCCGTCAAAATTAAAATTTAATTTCATTTTATCATTCCTTTCTAATCGTAATTGATTGGGATTTTTCATTAAAAAAACACGCCGTAAGCGTGCTATGGTGGTATTCCTGTGTACAATTTTATCACCTCATTTTTGGTACGAAAAAAGCACCCCGAAAGGTGCTTAATTTCTGTTTGTTTTATCGGCTAATTTTTAGCTGTTCCATTAACGCATTTTGCAATACTTGTGAAAAATTAATATTTGCTTTTTCCGCCTCATAGTTTAACCAACTCGGAATAGTACAATTTTTTTTGACTGCCCGTAGTTCATTTTTACGACGGTAAATATCAAAATCTATATCTACCAATGTCACAACACCATTTTCAACTGTTAATTCTGATATTGGTGTTGGTGTCGGCAATTCTTTCCCGTCGTCTTGCATATCTATTCCCATTAATCCGATTGCGTCCCTTGCCATTTCCATTGCGTCTGCAAAATCTTCACCTTGTGTATTAATATCAAAATCAGGTATTGATACAACAACGTATTTTTGTCCCCGCGTTAAAATTATTGGGTATGCCTCTCGCATATTTATTCCTCCTTAAAAAATATATATTTATAATCACCTCGACAGGGGACTATTTAAGTCCCCGTCTTTTGATGATTGCTTTAGCTAAATCTTCATCAATTTCTCTGTGTCGTGGTATTGGCTCTGTTTCTTTACCGTTATGGTAAATATCATGATTTGCGCCGTTGCGTTTCAATGTCCAACCGTTCTTTTCCAACAGCTTGATGAAATCTTTTCTTTTCACTTCATCTCCTCCTTACATTTTATATTATACGCCTTTTATACGTATTTGTCAATGTTTTTTACAAAATTTTATTGAATTTTTTTATTATTTGGTATATACTATTTCCAAAAAGGAGGTTAATATTATGAAAAACAAATTTATATTAGGTTTTATAACAGGCGGTATAATCTGTGCAACCGCTACAGGTTTCGCCGTAGAATATGCCGTAACGGCTAACCCGTTCCCTGTTGCCGTAAACGGTACAGAAACGGCGATAGAGGGCTACAATATCAACGATAATACATATTTTAAATTACGTGACGTTGCCGACGCTGTCGGCGGTTTCAATGTTGGTTTCAGTGACAACACTATTACGATTGATACCGATACCGCCGCACAACCAACACCGACACCGACTGTAAAGCCGTCAACCACTGACTTGTCACCTTTGCCGGAAGTCGCAATCGAAGTTATTGACGGTGTGCAATATGTCCGTAAATCAAACATTGAAGAAATGCTCCAAGATATTGGTTTAGGAAATTATGAATTTGCAGGCTCATACTTCTACGATAAAACTCGTCATGACGGAATATCTGTTCTTGAAAATATACCTTATTCAGAGAATGATATTACTTTAATTCCGTATGATTATTATGTTTCAACAATCATACCTGCCATAAATAGTTTGAGATAGCTTAATAACTCCCTTTTTGAGGGAGTTATTATTTTACTAACTTTCCAAACCTGCAATTTTCTTTTCTATTTCGTGTATTTGTGCTTTTAGACTATCTAAATCATTTTCATTTAATAATCGTTTACCGTTCTGCATAACCTTAGCAGCATTAAGCTCTATTGATGACATCGCTCCGATTGCAAGGTTATTACCGCCGTTTGTAGTCTTAATGCTTGTATATCCGCTTAATAATATACCGCTTTCATCAGACCATTTATATATCGTCTTGCCCTCGTCGTTTACATATGAGCTGATATATCCAACTCTTAAATACTGTCCTACACTTGCGTCTTTATTTACATTGATGTCAGTATCTGATTCAATCTTTGCACCTCTTATTGTACCGCTGAAAATTCCGTTACCCTTTTCATCAAAAAATATTACAGGGTTTCCGTCAACGTCATATAACAGAAATACAAATTGTTTTTTATTATCAACTTCATCATTACCGATATGTATTCTATCTCTTTGACTGTCCTTTATCGTCAGCAAATCGCCGACAATCTTCAACAGCTCGTTGTCGCTCTGCACTTCGTTTCGGTCTGTGTTCACCGTTCCTTGCACTTTGCGAATGTTTACGCTGTTATTCGCCGTCTGCCACTTTGCATGTTTCTTTGTTGCCTGTTCTGTCTGCCATAGTCCGATAAAAAAATCACGTCTGATATGCCCGATTGATATATTG